AAGAGGTTCAAACCGATCTTTATAATTCAGGCAGCAAAAACAAAAAAACAAAAATAAAAAACGCAGTTAACAACATAGAGCGCGCTTTTCACGATGATATGGATAAATACGCTGTTCAACTGGAGGGCATGGGTGATGAAGTCGGTTTCTCAGAAAGCACTTATGACGAGTTAAAAAGTGAACTTACACCGGCTGAATGGGAGTGCATAAAAAATAGGTTAAGTGACGCGGCGATTACTTTTTTCACTGCAAAGCATAAGGAAAGGAAATGATAGGCTCGCGCTATACAACAACTCAGGTCAGGAAGTTGTGTAGTTATTTGCAATCATGCAATGGTGTTGAGTATTACGAACACCCTTTTGGTGGTGATGAGGTTACAGTAATAGCGATAGCGACTATTAATTATAACCGCGTTGCCTACCAAACATCTTTTTATGACCCTTTTAACCCCACCGACACCGAATATGTTTTGGAGGAGGGGCTGTTGGCTTATAGGAATAATATTACTGACTTAATGGCTGATTCGGATGACTATTAGCGATCCTAATAAAAGATCAAAAATTATATCTCTTTTAAACCTAACTGAGGGTAGTTGTCTTGAAATCTCTATCCAAGAAAGAGTATTTATTGATGATGTAAGGCAGATTGCAGTTGATTCAATATTGTTTTTAAAATGCAAAACCGAGTTAAATGATAGTGAGCTTGAGTGTGTAAATTGTACTCAGGGGTTTATTAATTTTTTAAATAAAAACGGAATATATAATGAAAAAAGTCACTCAAAATGAAAGGGTTTTAAATTACTTAAGGAGTGGTGAAATTCTAACTAACATATTAGCAAAAGACCGTCTTGGGGTATTAAACCCTACGGCAAGAATTTCAGAGTTAAGGGGCGATGGCCACAAAATTAATACAAAGATGATTAAAGTAAAGGATAGGTGGCAATGCAACACAAGGGTCGCGGAGTGGTCATTAATTAGCGATGAAATTTAAAAAAACTTCTTAAACACTAAATTCAATTTAAAGGTGATAAAAATGAGCGGTACAATTGGTGTAAGTTTAAAGATAGATGTAACAAAAATTAATAAAGATCGGCTTTTTCAAGGCGCAAAGGGGACTTACCTTGATGCAACGGTATTTATTAATCTTTCTGAAAAAAGCGAGTACGGCGACAACGGCGTGATTGCTGAGAGCGTTTCTAAAGAAGAGCGCGATTCCGGCATTAAAGGGCCAATATTAGGTAATGCCTCGATTTTCTGGGACAGCAACGCCGAGCAACAGCAGCCGCAACAGCAACAGCAGCCGCAACAGCAGCAAGAATACCAATCACCGCAATACCAATCGCAATCGCAACAGCAGCCGCAACAGCATCAGCCAGTGAGCGCGCCTGACTTCCACGATGACAAAATCCCATTTTAAGGAAATATAAAATGCTTATTTTAACAAGACGAATTGGCGAAAACATCATTATTGGGGACAACATAAAAGTATTTGTAACCGGAATTCAAGGAAACCAAGTAAAGCTAGGTTTTGAAGCGCCTAAAGAAATTTCTATCCACAGGGAAGAAATCTATAACATTATTGAAGATGAAAAGCGCAATAAAAAGCACTTGTCCGAGGAGTAGTAATGAAGAGCCTAAGCTATTTGTTAGTAGTTTTCGCGGTGTGGGTCGCCTATCTCTACCCTATGTATGTCGCAGCGATGTTCCACTTCGAGCGGGAGGAGTTTTGGACGATGATGTTTGTCATATTCGTACAGCCTCTCGGTTGGGCTTGGGGCGTGTGCCTGATTATAGTGGGTTTATTTACATGAGTGAATTGACATGACTACAGCAAGCGCAAGAACTAACGCCCAAGGTTATGCGGTAACGGGCGAAATTGATTATCACAACTTAAAAACGGGAGAAGGCCACGCAGACAAAGATTTAACACTGTGGGATATTGGCCTGCCAAAGTTTGACGGTGAGATGCAGCTTGAGCGCCTTGCTTATGAGGATAACAAAGGTTTAGATCGTTATTCCCTTCTTGCCTTTCAAATGATAAACGATGGATACAAAGGCAATACATTGGTTGAGTGCTACTCTAAGGGCGTAAGTGGATTAATAGAGTTGCGAAGCAAAAAGGAAATGTATCGCCAGACAGGGGTCTTAGTTTATAAACGCAAAATTTGATATGTAAAGCTACTCTCTATGGGAGTGGCTAATTAAGATTGATTGTTTTTTTGTGGTGTGAGCCAACGGAGGCGGGTGTGAAAAAAGAATTTTTTGTAAACAAGGATAGACAAGAATCTATTGACAGTTTTTTGTTGTATATTACTCAAAGGATTGATTCTGGGGAGCCGTTCAAGGCTGTTATTGGCGACTCAGCAAAGATATCTATGCCGCAGAGGTCTTTGCTTCACATATGGGTAAAGTATTACGCAGCAATGCGCTACGGCGAGAATTACAAATCAATAAAAGACGCAGATGTAAAAAAAATTAAACTTATATTAAAACAAGCCTGCTACAACGAGCATGGGTGGTCTTTTCTAACCGAGCGTTTAATTAATGATGATACCGGCCATTCCGCTTCGGTTTTGAGAAGCATTGAAGATTACGACAAAGGAGAGATGTTTATGTTTATGGAATTTGTCCAAAGCTACGCTGGCAATAAAGGTTTGATTTTAGAAAGTATTGGAGAGTATAAGAAGCTAAAAGAATCCACCAACCAGTAACTAATTAACGGAAAATATTATTATGAAACTATTAATAGCAGGATTAATTATGCTTACCTCTGCCAGCGCCTTTGCGGTGCAAGGGACACTGGTAGGAGAACGGACTACTTATAGTCAGAAGGTCTGTTTTTACGCGGTGGCGGGAACGACTAGGACGGTAACTATAGCTAAATTTCAGTCCTGCCCGTTTACGATGAACTTTTAGTCATACCATTTACGATAGAGGCACGATAGAGAGTTAATTATGAGCGATCTTGACGATCAAATCGAAGAAGTACAGGACGATATTAGGGCTGACGAATGTCTACAGGACACTACTGACTTTTCAGATTTTCACAGAGAGAGATTAAAAGAAAATCGCGCTCTACTCGCTACCCTTAAAGATTGCAAATAGCGTTCGGTCAATGAGTCGAGACATTGCTGGTTGGGAGTCACCCAGCCAACCGAAGTAGGGGAGCCGCTATCCTCCCCCTCGACAGATAGCATAATTAATTAACTAACGGAAGGGGATTATGAATAAAGTTACCAGCTTAGATAGCGCAAGCCAAATTTTAATCGCTAGACTTATTGAGAGAATGGAAAAGCTAGAGGTTGGCTATGTGTTATATCAAGCCACTGGAGAAAAGCTAGCAGCGGTCTGCATTCCTTTGGGAATTAGCGGGGGTGAGGCAAGAACACTGACTTCACAAGAGCTTAAAAGCCGCGTAATCAAGGCTATTACGCCGATAACCAAACAGAAGGATGTTAAAAAGTGAAAGATTTAATTAGAAAGAAAAAAAATGCGCGTTCTATTGCGCTCAACGAAAAAATAACGGCAGACGTTTTAGAAATATTAATAAAGAAAGGTGGTTTGGTGTCAAAAGAATACGCATATCTTCTGGGCTACACCCCAAGAGATACGGGTAGGATTCTGAATAATTTAAAAAGCAGAAATTTAGTTTATTCTTACCCTGCGCCAAAAAGTAATATTAACGTATGGTTTTTGAATGGGAAAGACTCAGGAAGCCTATCTTCTAGGCTGGCAAGGAAAAAATGGGATTCAAGTTTAAAGCTGTAGCTAACCGTCAGCAAGCATATTAGCAACTTCCACAGCGCGATTGCCGACTTGTCTGGCGTAATTGCTATCTAGCAGCTCGGCTCCTGCGATGACGAAATCCCCTGATTCAATATAGGCGATTGTTCGTTTAAATTGTTTAAACTTAGATAGGCCCATATTGAAAACTAAATTAATTATTGCTTCCTTTCTGAGTTCTGATAAGTCATTAAACCAGTCAAATTCGGCAACACACTGCCCAGCAACTCTAGCAATATCGTTACTCAATAAAAACATAGCCTCTTCTTTTGTTATGCCAACGTCTTCTATGTTGCGACCCACCCCTATGGTGGCCTTTCCCGCGCTGCACTTGTACGGCTTCAGCCTCAGACCCTCATGGATAATCAACTGTTCTGTGAGTCTTTTTAAGTTAATCAATGTAAAAGCTCCGAGTTTTTTAAGTTAATCTTTGCTATCGGTATTGCTAGCACCAAAATAAAATGACGTAATTGATGATATTACGCCACCAAAATACCCTAAGACTAAACTTACGATTGTATCGCTGTTCGCATCAGGCGGCTGAATAGTTACTAAAAAGATATAAGCAATAAACCCAACTAAAGAAAACAAACCAAAAACCCTTGGCGTCCAATCACGGGCAAAAGACTTTCGCGCATCTTGGATATCTGCCGTTTCAAGCTGAAATACATCAACATCAAGCTCTGCCATTTTCTTTTCAAAATCAAGCTCGGCTTTCTTAACTTCAACAAGCTGTTCGGGCGTGGCCGACTGTAAAGCCTTCTCTATTGATTTCTCATCATTCTTGCAGCCCAACACGCCAGCAATAGCAGAAGCGGCAGCGCCGCCAAGAGGGCCGCCTAGTGCCGTGCCAAGCGTGGGGGCAACAGCGCCAATTAGGGTTTTTATCGATTTAAAGTTCATGGCTATTAAATCCTTAGAATTATAAATTTAAGCATTAAAAGCTACCCATTTGTCTTCTCGCCAAAGAATTTTTTCTTAGGTCTTTTGAGACATCTTTGGTTTTAACCTCAACTTTCTTTTTCTCCTCCTGCGCTGCAATAACAGTAGCCTCAGTTGCTTTTTTTTCTTTAGTCATGGATCACCTCATTTCTTTAATTTAACCATTATCGGCATTTAAAATAATTTTTAAAATTTAATCAATGTAACCTCTTATTGAAGATACTAATAAAGATAATAAAAAGAAAGGGAATAACAGCACCGCTAATTGGAATATTGTCAGCGTAGCCAATATCATAATCTGATAACTTGAGAATAAGACTATAAAAAGCAGGCTCACTTTCAACATTATTTTTATCAACAACAAGCAAAGAAAACTGCAAATCAATTTCATTTTGCAATAGCTGATTATCTGTAAGTTCAATAAAAAGCGGGACATTTGAAGGCTCAGATATAATTAATTCAGAATACGAA